ATATCCAATGAACTATATAAAAACGAGAGCCAATTAAAAGAAAATAACAGTAATAATTATCCTATTCTTAGATTTGACGGTGCTTGTCGTGGAAATCCAAGTGATGTTATTGGTATCGGATGTCTAATTTACAATGATACATCAACATTATGTCAAAAATCCGAACATTATTTTATGCCTGATAAGGGGACCAATAATGTGGCCGAATATAAAGCATTAATTGATGGTTTGGAAATGGCAAAAGAAAATAGTATTACCAAAATAAATATTCAAGGAGATTCACAACTTATCATTAATCAGATGACTGGTGTATATAAGGTAAAGGCTGAAAATTTAATTCCATTATATGAAAAAGCAAAACAACTCGAAACTTATTTCGACAAAATTAATTATAGCCATATTAAACGAGAATTCAACAAAGCTGCTGACAAACTAGCTAATTTGGCGTTAGATAATATATGTTCTGGTTGTTATCCAATTTATCAACCTAATCAAGAAGGTCATATGGGAATAAATGGATGTTTATCTAATGAAGATGATTAATCATAAAATCGTAAGTTACATCTTTCTATACTAAAAATTGGACGTCCAGTTCTATATAAAACATCTAATTGTTTTTGTCGCCATATTTCTTGTTCTCTAAGACTTTTTTTAATTATTTGTTGTCTAAGTAGCCTAGACTGATGACTATAATTATTCATATCTACATATAGTTCTTTTCTTTTATTTTGACTATCATAAATAATAATTTTAACTGTGGACTTATTATTCATTTATATAAAAGACATATATTAATCATTTGTTATATAAAACTGATTTAGCTTAGAATTCGGTTTATATTTTAAAATGTCTAGTTCCTTTTTTGTTGTTGGAAATAACTCATCACTGTAAATATCCTGTAAACACAACCATTCAAATATTCCTCCTGGATAAACATATATATTTCTAAATCCTAATTTGGTTAATTGTTCATATTTGTCATAAATGGTCATATCATTCGAATTTCTTCCATAAATGATTATCTCTCTACTATTATTCTGAGACACCAAATTATTAATTGTTGATTCCTCACTACTAATATCTATTGTATTAGGAATCAAACACATTTGTTCAGATATTGGAAGAGTATTAATAATAACATATTTATTTTTATTTTTTATAGTATCTTGTATATCTTCAAAATTTAATCTTTGAATTGATGATTGATTTCCCATTTTAAATATTTAATTTTAATTCTTATTATATATTTAAATATTAACCTTATTAATCAAATTTAACAATAATTTCTACCTTTTCCTTTTTAATACTTTTTGATGCTGAAACTGATAACTCTTCTCTCTTTTTTCGGGTTTTATTAGAACTTTTATCGTTAATTCTTACCTTAGATGTGCTATTTCGATTATTCATATCTTTTTCAATAGATAAATAGTTTTGCTCGATATAATCAATAACATTATTATCAATCGCCCATTTAAAAAAATTTAATTGTCCGATAGTTGTTTGAATATGAGCATCCTCTTTATAGGGTATAGTTATTCTATCCCATCTACAAAAGGGATCAAATCTTTTTTTTGAATAAGCTTTTAATTTTAATTTATAATCATTGTAAACTTTAAACCTATGAGTTGTTCCTTCCATTTGATAAACTGTGTAAAATTTCTTTGCATAGTTTGTAGCAAACCAATCAATTATTCTTAAAGAAATTCTTGATTCGCCATTAATAATGCCTAACATTTTATCCATATTATTATCGGTTTGATAAAATTGTAATAAATTATTTAATAATAAATCATTTTGTGTGCTATAATTATTTGACATATTTAGTATATTAATAAAATCTATATTTAAATACTTTATTAGCTACATTATTTTGATTCTAAATTTGAATTTTGTGGAGTTAAAAATTGTTCTTGGACATGTAAATCTTCTAAATAGTTATTTGAGAGAAATGGATTTAAATTCGTTTGTGCTACCATTTCTCTCTGGTTCATTCTTTCAAATTGATTTTCTCTCGTCTTGTTATTTACAAATTCATTTCCCTCTTGTAATATTGTTTCCATTACATTGTTTCCAATGGCTTTATGTTTCTCTTTTAATTTACTTTTTTCATAAAATTGCTCTTTCACATTTGGTGACCATTTCAAAAAAAGAACTTCGCTCATATAATTTTTTATATTATTTTTAAAATTGTTTTCTAACTATTTTTATTTCTTTTCCTCTTTTAAATCGTTCACTATCCATATCACCTCTTTTAATATTACACTCCAAACATGATATTACTACATTATCAGTATTATGTCCTTGATTATTATTAATTCTATCTAAGGTCCATTGTTTCTTTTCAAATATATTCTGATATAACAAATGACAAGTTTCTTTACAATAAAAACATTTTAACTTTGATAACATTAGCTTCTCAATAGTATCGTCGAGAGAAATTAACTTTGTTAAATCAATCAGTTTCTTTTTAATATCTTGATTTTTATAACCAGTAATCTTTTTATTAATTTCTTTTTTAATAAATACATCATGATCAAATGAATTTTCCAGATATAAATTATTAATTATTTCTACCTGTTTTCGATTTGAAAAAAAATCATCTGGTAATTTCCAATGTAACGAATCTTTTCGTCTTGGATTTTTTACATTTTCAATCTTATCAATATTGCGTTTACCTTTTATTTCAATAGACTTCATTGAATCTAAATGATATAATTATTTATTTATACTATTTTAAAATAGTATAAACTTTACGCTTTATAATATATATAAATAATGAGTAACGAATGTGTTGAATTAAAAAATATAAAATACAAATCTATGTTATTAAATGGTAATGGTGATGAAAAAGAAGAAACTGTAGAAAATCTATCTAATCTAGATGTTTTCTTAGCAGATGAAAAAAAAAGTATTTCTAATGAACCATGGACAAAACTAGATAAAACAACAAAATTATTAAAATTTAATGATTTTGTAGATGAATATGTTAAACAACATGAATATTCTCAGGACGATAAAAAAGATTTATTGAATTTCCTATCTACAAATTTAGATAGAAAACGATTGCTTAAAGCCAAAGAAGTATTATATAACAAAGATACTGGTAAAATTTTATCAATACCATCATTAATCTATAATACCGGAGCTAAAAAGTTTACACTTAAAAGATGTGATAAAAGACAATCTACTCTTAAATCATTAGCACCTAAAAAGAATAAGAACAAGAAAAATGATAAAATTGATATAAACAATTAGATATATATTATATTAACGACAATATGCTATATATTTCTGATATACCTATATTAAAAAATATTATTAACTTCTTTAATATCAAGGAACTTTTTACAGAAACTGAACAAGATGAAATTAAACTGACAATGGTAAATCTTATGGATCATTTTATTGAAACTGACCCATTAAGATATAGCAGTCCTAATTTTCATTCAAATATTAGTAATTATGTATACAAAAATACATTTATAATGCTTCATCATTTATATGATGAAGATATTCTTGAAGAAGAAATCAACAAGATATATGATAAAGTTAACAAAATATATTTTAGAAAATATTATCCAATCCGTTCATATGAAAATTCTTTTATTAGAATAAAACCAAATATTGAAAATATGTTAGTAAAAATAAATCATATCGAAAATAAACCACAACCTGACCAAAGAACAAAAGAATGGTATGAGTTTCGATATAACCTAATAACAGCAAGTAACGCTTGGAAAGCTTTAAAATCACAGGCTGCCATTAATCAATTGATTGTAGAAAAATGTAAACATTTGGATACATCCAAATATGATGTTGTCAATACATCCACACCAATGCATCATGGAAATAAATATGAAGATGTTTCAATTATGTTTTATGAAGAAAAATACAATACAAAGGTAAAAGATTATGGATGTATTAAACATGATAAACATCATTTCTTAGGTGCTTCACCAGATGGTATAAATATAGATAATACATCCGATAGATATGGTCGAATGGTGGAGATTAAAAATCCAACATCGAGAGAATTAACTGGTATTCCAAAAGAAGATTATTGGATTCAGATGCAGTTACAAATGGAAGTATGTAATTTAAATGAATGTGACTTTCTGGAAACGGTTTTCAAAGAATATGAATCAAAAGAACAATTTACAGAAGATGGAGATTTTACATATTCAAATAAAGATGAAGTAAAAGGAATTATTATGTATTTCATGAAAGAGGGTAAACCACATTATGAATATATGCCATTATATATATCGGAAACTGAATTCGAGATTTGGGAAAATAAAATTATGGAAAAAAATTCATCTCTGACATGGGTTACAAATATTTATTGGAGACTAGAAGAATATAGTTGTATATTAGTATTAAGAAACAAATTATGGTTTCAATATGCCATACCTAAAATTGAAAATGTATGGGATATTATTAAAAAAGAAAGATTAACAGGACATGAACATAGACTTCCAAAAAAAATTAATAAATCATCACGCTCTAATTCATTAACAGAAGCTCCTAAAAATAACTGTTTGATAAATGTTAATAAACTTCAAAATCAAATTATTTATATTGATACTGGGTGTGAATTAGACACCAGTGCTGGGACAGATTAACTTGTGAGATCCATAATAATTTACTCTAATTTTTGGTGAGGAAAATGGAATTGGATTAGGACTTTTTGGAATATCAAGTTGTTTATTATTATATAATCCTCCGCAAAATTCAGGTCGAGAACACAATCCGTTATCAGGTGTTTCCCAATATCTTACATTATTAGTAAATTGACCATAAGAAGAACCAAACACAGGATAATAAGGATAATTATCTTCCGCAGTATTTGTAGAAACACCCATTTTCTTTTTGTGTGGATAATCATGTAAGATAGGCTCATCTACGCTTATTGGATAATTTCCTGGAGTCAAGTTAACAAATCCTTCAAGTTTATTACCAATAATAGGAATACTTAACAAAGCAAATAATAATGCTAAAATAAGAAATGTACTTTTTTTATTAATCATAGCCATATATAAAATAAAAATATTTTATTTAGTTTTTAAATTTTAAATAAAATATTAACAACAACTATTTAAAATTATAACTATTTATTTATTATATGTCGTTAGAACAAGAAATGAAGGTGTTAAAGCGTAACGGTAAATATGAAAATATTGGATTTGATAAAATATTAAAACGAGTTAAAAGCATAGGAATTGAATGTGGGATTAAATTAAATTATACAACATT